GTCGGCAACGGCCAGCTCAACCAGATTTACATGACCGATACGGCCGGAACACTGATGTGCTCACACGATCAACAGATGATCTGCGCATTTATGGGCGGACAGGGCGCAAAGGCCGGAGGAATCGGCTACTCAGAAACGGTGTCGCCGACGCTCAAAGCCGCTCCAAGCGGGAGCAACACGGTGCCCGACATCGCCTATCGATTAAAAAAGGCGCGGCGCTACTTTGTCAGGAGACTTACGCCGCTTGAGTGCTGCCGACTGCAAGGTTTCCCCGATTGGTGGGAAGACGGCGTGGACGGAAGCGACAGCGCGAGATACAAGATGTGGGGTAACGGCATGGCGCTGCCGTGTGTGCTGTATGTGATGGAGGGAATAACGGATGGCGTTAGTTGAGTACGACCTTTTTGGGCAAAAGCGGGACAAGGTGCAGACGGCGATAGATCGGCTGCGGGCATTTGAGCCGCAAGAGGGGTATTTCCTTGCGTTTTCGGGCGGGAAAGACAGCCAGTGCATCTACCATTTGGCAAAGATGGCAGGCGTGAAGTTTGACGCGCACTATCAGGTGACAAGCGTTGACCCACCGGAGCTGGTGCAGTTTATCAAGGCACAATACCCCGATGTCCACAGAGACATCCCGCACGACAAAGACGGGAAGCCGGTGACGATGTGGAGCTTGATTGCCCAGCATACGATTCCGCCGACGCGGAAATCGCGCTACTGCTGTGCCCAATTAAAAGAGATATCAGGAACTGGGCGCGTCGTCGTGACGGGGGTGCGATGGGCAGAAAGCTCAAGGCGCAGAAAGCTGCACGGTGTTGTCAACGTGAAAACGAAGGATAAAAAACTGATTAAAAAGGCACTCGACACAGTAGACGGGTCAGCGCTCAACGACCGCGGCGGGCTAATTATGAACGACGACAACGATGAAGCGAGGCGCATGGTTGAGCACTGTTTCCGAACGAAAAGGACGATGGTTAATCCTATTGTCGATTGGACAGACGATGATGTGTGGGAGTTCCTAAATGACGTCGCTAAAGTGCCGCATTGTAAGCTGTATGACCCGCCGTACAACGATAAACGGCTAGGGTGCATCGGCTGTCCGATGGCAGGGGAAAAGAAAAGGTTAGCCGATTTTGAGAGATACCCCAAATACAAAGCAGCGTACATTATGGCTTTCGAAAAGATGATTACCAATCATCCGGGAGAGATTCGGGTTTTGAATGAAAGAATCCCGATGGACGAAATGGGCGGGGGGGGATGTTCGACTGGTGGCTTTGGGTCAACAGAAACAAAATCTCAGAGAAAAATCTCCCACAGTCTATCAGAAGCAAACTTCCTCTTCCGGCTGTGGAGCGAAAATAGCTACAGGCGGAAAAAACTTCGGGGAACTGATGATGCTTTGGTGGCTAGAACCGATCAAAGAAAAGCGCGAAGAATACCGTAAAGCAAGCGAGATACTGATTGCCGAATATCAGAGAAAGAAGGGCTAAAAATGAAATGTAAATGGTACGCCGATTTTGAAGGTGTCTGCACCAATGGCGAGTGTCCGTATCGCGGCAATACGTGCCCGACGAGCGAGTACCCGGAAGTGTGCAAATATGCCGAAAAGCAGACCGAGATTCCGCAGTTGAGTGCGGAAGAGCTGGCAAAGACGCTGAGGCTCTGCGATAGCGCGAGTTGCACAGGTTGCGCACTTTATGGGTTTTACGACTGCGGCAGCATCATAAATCCGCAAGCCGCCGACATGCTGGAAAAGCTGGCGGCGGAGATCGAGAAGGAGCGGAAACGGAGGAAGAGCCATGAAAACGCCTGATGAGATCAAGAAAGCCCCTAAATGCCACAAAGATGGAAGCGCGTGTCACGATTGCCCTTATGAGCAGGGGCGGACGTTCAGCGTTGACGGCGTTACCTTCGGTTGCTCGAAGGATATCGTCGCTGACGCGCTCGCCTACATCGAGCGGCTTGAAGCGAAAATGGAGGAAAGAACGATGAGCGAAACGCCTAAATGCCCATATTGCGGAGACAGGATGGAAATCTGCGCCTCTCTGATTACACCCGCGCTGGATCTTATCTCCGCGTGGTATCAATGTGTGACGTGCGAAAGCACATCGCCGCGCATAGAGTTTCCCGGAGACACGAAGAATGACAAAATCAAAGAACGGCTGCAAGCTGTGTTGTCGCGCCGCGTCGAGCCGAAGAACCGCGTGCTGACGCTGGAAGAAGTGGACGCATATTGCGAAGGTGGCGCGGATGCTGCGCCGCTGTGGGTGGAGTTTGACGGAGGTATAAACAGATGGGTACTGATTGCGCCAGCTAGAGAGACCTGTAAAATGGATTTTGTGAGCAAGTATCTTGCGATGATGGGGATTTTGTACGAAAAAGAATGGCGCTGCTGGCTGCGCAAGCCGACGGAAGCGGAAAGGCGGGGAACGCCGTGGGGGTGAGAAAATGCGAGATCGTTTGCTTGACGTGCTAGGTATTATTTGCGCAATAATGTTGGCCGCATATCTGGTCTTTATTGCGTTTGCGTTTAACTTTGTGATTCAAAACAATAAAAATGAGATACAAAGTGGGCGCGTCATCGACAAGTATTACACACCTGGGCGTGTAACAAAATATGGTTATCAGAATGAAAGATATACCATCTGCATAGAAGGCTATAAAAATGGGGAAATTGTAAACTTTTGGTTTGAGTCATCGGCGGATGAGTATGGAAAGTATGAGGTTGGCGACATTATGACGAGGCAGATGGCGGGAGAAGAGACGGAGGCGAGGAACCGTGAATGACGCGCCATACCGCGACTGCGCGAGCCGCGAGGTCGGCTGCCACGCGGGATGAGAGAGATACAAGGCGTATGCGGACGGACGGAAGACGGCGCTGGAAAACCGCTACACGGCTTGTATAGAAGGCACGGGAAAAAAGCGCAGTCACGAGCGCTGGGCGAAATTTCAAAAAAAGGCGAGGAGATAGATACTTGTGTCAAGTGCAGAAATGTATATGTGGTATAAGGCACATGGAATCTGTGTGTCTTGCAGACACGAAGACGCAATGATCGGGCGCGTCAGATGCTTTGATTGCCTTGAAAAAGAAAGGGAACGTTGCAAGTGTTACTTGGAAAGTGAAGATCACAAAGCCTCGAAAAAACAAGCTAACGCGCGCAGGGCGGCGGACAGAAAGGAAAAAGGTCAGTGCATAGCGTGTGCTAGGCCGGCCGTGCCGGGAAAAGTGCGTTGTCAATTTCACCTGTCCAAAGACGCTAGAAATCATAAACACGCGGAATGGAAGCCGCCGGGAGAATGTTTATACTGCACAGAGCCACACGCGGAAGGAAAAAAGCTGTGCGAAAAGCACCTGCTGATTGCTCAAAAAAGCATAGCGAACGCCAGAAAACATATCAACAGGGAGGAGCACCCGTGGCGGCAAGAATTGTTCGGTCGAATCGGATAGCAAGCGAAGAACCATTATGTCCAAAAAATGAATTTGGCGTGTTGCAGAACTCTTGGGAAAAAGACAGGTGCAGCAAATGTGCGTATGAAGTTGAACTGAACGGATGGAAATTCTGCGGATGGACATCCCCTAGATTAACGCTGGAAGAAAGTATTTGGATAAGTCAGCTATGGGTATGTAATCCATATAAAACATGCAGTATGTGCAAATACCATACGCACAATTCGCTGACAAAGCATACGCGGTGCGAAGAATGTATGCAAAGCGCGCATTTAGACCGATTCAAGCCGAGATATGACGACGCATACGAAAAATGGAATGAGTGGTATAACAAAATGAGCCTTCCGTATTGGGAGGAACAACAGAAGCGGAAAATTTAATGGAGGAATATTTATGAAAAAGATTATCGCTTTGGTTTTTCTGATTGTAGCCCTTGCTATCGGTGCCTGCGTTACTGTGCGCCAAGCTTCGGCAACCACGATCAAAGAGGGCTTTGTCGGCATCGTACTGACCTTTGGCAAAGCTGAGCCGGATATCCTGAAACCCGGATTTTACCTCACGCCGCCGTGGAAATCCGTTGTTAAAATGGATTGCCGCTGGCAGAAGTATGAGGTCGCCTGCTCGGCATTTAGCAAGGATATCCAACAGGTCGATATCAAGATGACCTGCAATTACAAGCTGTCCGAAGACGGCGCGAGGCGTATCTATTCACAGGTCGGCACTGATTACGGGAGCAAGATCATGGAGCCGTGTATTCTGGATGCGGTTAAAGCCGTATTCTCAAAATATACGGCAGAAGAGCTGATTTCCGAACGTGACGGCATTTCCACAGAAGTCTACGAAGCGGTCTACTCTAAAATGGAAATCTACGACGTAAAAATCCAAGACGTGGCGATCACGGATATCGACTTTAGCGATGCTTTCACCGACGCGGTAGAGGCCAAGCAAGTGGCTACTCAGAAGAAGCTGCAAACACAAACCGAGCAGGAACAGCAGACGATCATCGCGGAGGCCGAGGCCAAGCGCGAAAAGATCAAGGCTCAGGCTGATGCTGAGATGAAGAAAATCGCTGCGGAAGCGGACGCGGAAGCCGTCAGGATTCAGGCCGATGCTGAAAGTTACCGCCTTGAAATGGAAGCAAAGAGCATTACCGATAAAGTGATCCAGAAGGAATACATTAAAAAGTGGAACGGTCAGCTTCCGATTATCAGCGGATCCGGCGCGACGCCGATTGTGGACATGGGCGATCTGATTAACCCCGAGGGCTGACATGGGAAAGATGCTTGAAAGATGGGCGGCGACGTTTGACGGAGATTTCAGTCAGACAGACGGAAAGCCTGGGCTGGCGCGAGTGGAGGTTTACAAGGATTTAAGGCTGTTCTACAGCGCCGCCAGAACGGATAACCCGTTAGGTCGCCTGCCGCTCTGGCACGTCTGGAAGGGCGATAAATGGCTTCTCACGACGTCAAGCCAAGCCTACGCCTTTAAGGAGTTTAAGAGACTGAAAGTGGAGAGTGATTGCGCATGAATCTGATGCTTTGGGTGGTTACGGACATCGGCCTTTTGCTGGCCGGGTTCATGGCGGGTAGAGCCGTCGGTCAACGCCGGGCGGTTAAGGCGCTCGTGTTTATGCCGGACAGCCTCTTCGAAGAGACGATTTCCCTGACCAGACAGGCGCGGGAATGCCAGAAAAAAGAGAATGAAATCATAAGTAATTCCGAGGATAAATAACTAACCCAATAAAACGAGTTTTGACCCTGCTTGAGGGGCGGTTTTTCGGGAAAATTTGCCTACACCACCCTACACCCAATGACATGCGTTACGGATAAAACGGGTGTAGGTGGTGTAGGCATTTGCACAAACTTTTTCGTGCGAATACTCGCTGGTGTAGGCAGTGTAGGCATTTGCACAAACTTTTGATTGAGACCGCTTGTTATTGGTGTAGGGTGGTGTAGGCAAGGTGTAGGCAAGGTGTAGGGTAGCGGTGTAGGCAGTGTAGGGTAGTCACGGGAGTAGTTGTTAATTTGAAAAACCAGATGCACAACCCGGATAGACAATCCTTTGTGTAAAGTGCACTAAAAATGTAGGCGGTGTAGGGTCTGCACAGAACTTTTTACGCAGCGGCGTGAAGTTGGTGTAGGCGGTGTAGGGTCTGCACACCCTAAAAGCTAATTACATCTGCCCCTAGCCCCGCGTTAGGGCCCCTTGGGTAAACCCTACACCACCCTACACCAGACCCCGTTTCAGCCTTGGCCAAAGTATGGATAGAAACATAACTAAAATTTCAGGCTCGAAAGCGCCCGAAAACGGCCATTTCGGGACACGATGCGGATTGGATTGCCGCGCCCGGAAAATGAAGAGAAAGGCGGTTTGCAAAATGACCACGGAAAATTTATTTGAAAAATATTTGCGGGAAAGAAGGTATTCGTTGCTTGAGGAACGAAAGAGCCTCCCAAGACAAGACGGAAGACGTAAGCCCGTGCATTGCTGGGAAAACAATTCGACATACGATAGTGTGTCCGAGGCTTCAAAGGCTTTCGGGATCGCTCCCGGCGATATTAACAAGTCGCTCCAAAGCTATGGGCGTAAAGCGATCAAAGGGCTGCATTTTTTCTATGTGTGAAAGGAGGTGACGCGACGTGGCGACGAAGCGTGACAACTCTAACCGCGTAAGCAATCGGGGTCGCAATTTTCTGAAAGACCCAGACGCGGTGACGGAGTTTGAATTTAAGCCCCGTGAATCCTTAGCCCCTCAAGGCTATGCGGATCTGGATAAGCCGGAGACGAAGAACCTTCTCGGCGATACGATAGGCCATCTTCGAAAGGCGTTCCTGATGAAGCCCGTACAGAGCAACGCCGAGCTCCTGGAACGCCTCGATGATTACTTCGATCAGATTCAAAAGCGCACCATCCCTCCAACGGTTGAGGAACTCGGTTTGTATTGCGGGTATACGTCCGAAACGCTCAAGGCTTGGCGGACTGGAATGAATAAGGGATTCCGTGATGAGCCTTTACCGGGTATAAGTACAAAACTCATCGCTAAAAAAGCTTTAGAGATGATACATGCCACAGACGCGGTTTTGACCGAATCCGGAAAGATGAATCCGGTGACATATATCTTCCGTTCTAAAAACTATTACGGCATGAGTGACCGTCAGGAAATCGTTGTTTCGGCAAGTGCGGATGACAGCAATGAACCGCTTACGCCGGAGGAAATCGCAAAGAATTTGCCAGAGCCGGACGAGTTTATGCAGATGGACGTTGACACAGACTACACAATCGAATAAATTAAAAGCCCACAGGATGATTTTGCCTGATGGGCTTTTCAAAATCCCACGGCGCAGGCATGATTTTCAAAATCCCACGGCGTATGCGCGATTTTCAAAATCCCACGGCATATGTGCGTGAGAGTGGCTAAACGCCCGTCTGAGCGTTTCGGCACGCAGGATGATAAAAGTTATCGTGCGGCGCAGGAAAACGCCTAGAACGGGCAGGAAACGTGTCTGAGTGGCGAACTGTCAGCTTATGAGAGCGCGGGTATTGTGCTATTGCTTGTTTTCACGCCATCGCTTGGTCTTATCGCTTGCTTTCCGGGAAAGCGCCGCGCGATGCTACCGAAGGTGTTTACAAACAGGCGTAAAGGCCGCGTGGCTATACGTCCGAACGGCCGAGCGACTATGTGCCCAAACGGCTGAGTGGTTATGTGCTCGAACGGCTGTGCGGCTATACGCCCGAACGGCTGTGTGGTTGCGCGCGTACACCTCCAGCGCGGCTGTACGTGAGATCGCTTGTGCGGCTGCGCGCGTATGCGTTCGCACAGCTATGTGTGCCCGCGTAGCTGCGCAGATGCGCGCGTGGGGAAGCGCTCGATCGCGCCCGCGCGGCTGTGGTTGCGCGTTGTTGTCGGGTAGCTCCTGCCGCCCTGGAAGCCCCTGCCGACGTTCCGGACGCTGCTGGAGCTGGTGAAGCCCCCGCCGACGATCCGGGCGCTGCTGGAGCTGCTGGAGCTGGTGAAGCCACTGCCGACGATCCGGGCGCTGCTGGAGCTACTGGAGCTGGTGAAGCCACTGCCGACGATCCGGGCGCTGCTGGAGCTACTGGAGCTGGTGAAGCCACTGCCGACG